TCACGTCCGTGGCTGGCACCGCCAGCGGCGCGACCATCATCGGCGCGACTGGCAAGGGCATCGGTCAGAACGGCCACGCTGACGACAATCTCGAAATGTGGATCACCAGCGGCAATAACAGCTCCCCGTCCATCACCTACGGCTCCGCGCTTCCCGACGGTGTGACTTGGACGAAGATCGCGGGCGTTCCCGTGACTCTGACGTCGCAGACCGCGAACAAGTACGTCACCGTGGCGCTCGTCAACAAGGTGACTGGCAAGGCCGTCGCCGCTGGCTACGCGCAGGAAGTCGTCGGCGCGTAAGAAAAGGGGAATCAAATGGCGATCGTAACTTATGCGTATTACACGCAGACCTATATGGGGGAAACGGTCGCCGAAACTGATTTCCCCCGCCTTGAAGCGCGGGCCGAACGGATCATAAACCAAATCACCCACGGCAGGACGGCGAACTTTGCCGCCCTGCCCGCGGTGTTTCAGGAACCCGTCAAAACGGCCATCTGCGCTCAGATCGAATATTACGCCCTGATGGGCGAAGACGTCGCCGTTACTGGCGAAATCTCAAACGGCTGGACGGTCGGGCGCGTCCACGTCAACGGCTCCGCGAAAGCGTCCGCTGTGGGCGCGGCGTCGATGGTTTGCCCCGCGGCTTATGCCGCGCTGGAACAGACGGGTTTGCTGAACCCGCAGATTCCGACGCTGGGCGAACCGTGGGAAGCCCCGTGGCCTTGGGGGGTGCGCTGATATGCTCACCCCCATCCCGCGGCGAATCCTGCGCGACACCGCCGTGTTTCACGTCCCTTCGGGCGTGGACAAGTATCAGAAACCCACGACGTCCGACACGACCGTGAACAACGTCCATATTCAGGCGTCGAACGAAACGCGTCAGAACGCGCAGAACGTCGAAGTGACCCTGCGGGCCGTTCTGTTCGTGGACGCCCGCCACAGCAAGCCCCACGTCGATTTGTGGGCGCTTCAGGAAGCCGCACAGGCCGCGGGCGCGGTCATGACGTGTACTGTCACCACCAAATATAACGCGACGCTGGGGCCGCTCTCCGTGGCCATGGTGGAGCCTTTGCCCGACGACGAAGGGAATCTCCACCACTACGAAATCGGGTTGTACTAAGATGGCCCGCGTAACCGTAAAGCTCGACAGAGCGCATTTGATGGCCCGTATGCGGAACGGCAAAGAAAAGGCTGGGGCCGCGCTGTGTATGCAGATTCTTGACGATTGCCGTTCGTTCATTCCGCACGATCAAGGTGCGCTTGAAGACAGCGGCAGGATCGAAAAGATAAACGGGGAATTTTCCGTCACATGGAACACCGTTTACGCGGCTTATCAGTATTACGGCTGTTGGCCCGACGGAAGCCATCAAATCACGAAGCACGACACATCCATAAACGCCAACGCGACGACCCGCTGGGCCGAAGCGGCGAAAAAGCGTTACGGCAAAGACTGGGAAAAGGTCTTCGCCGCCGAACATAACAAAGGGGGCGCGACACGATGAAATACGACGAAATCCTGCAAGCCATCATTTCGATGGCTGAAGCGGCCAGCGGCGTTTCCATCGTTGTCGGCTCCCTGCCGCCCGACGGCGGGATCGCCATGACGGGGAGCGCGGCCCCGAACAGCATCATGCTGGACATCGGGAGCAACGAAACGATGGACATCGTATGCAACGGCAAACACGCCGAACAGCAAACGGTCATCGGCTGGCTTGACGCGATCCATGAAGACCTGACCCGCCGCAAGAGATTCCCACAGGGGGACGATTGGCAGATTTACGCCATCCAAACCGTCGCAAGCCCGCGCTTGCTGGGCAGGGAGCAGAACCCACAAGCCCAATGGGTGTATGGTTCGTCCCTGCTTGTCAAATTTAATACGAAAGGGATAAACAGCTTATGAGCTATTTGCTTGCCCAGTACGGCGTGGAGCTTGAGATCGACATCACGCCGTTCGCCGCTTCGCCGACGTGGAAACCCGTCTGCGACGGCTTCAATAACCTGACCGAAGCCATGAACGAACAGACGCAGGAATATTTCTTCCTGTGCGGGAAAGGCTTCGGAACATCCGAAGTGACGGGCATCCATCCCGTGATCCAGTTGACTGGCGTCCGCAAAGTCGGCGACGCCGCGCAGGATTTCATCTTCGGAAACCGCTACAATCTCATGGAAGGCCGCAAGACGAATATTCGCCTGTCGCTGGCCAATGCCGACGGAACCGTCACCCGCTACACCGTCCGCGCCACCATGCAGAACGTTTCCAGCTTCGGCGGCGCTACCACGGACGGCGCGGCTGTTTCCGTTGATTTCAGCTTCAACGGACGCCCCGTCGTGGACACCGTGGCCGCTTCCGCGTCCCTGACCGTCACCAGCGTGGCGGGAACCATCGCCATCGGCGACACAGTCATCACCGTCGTCCCGACCTATCCTGACGCTGGGTGCAAATTTGTGTACGCTTGGGATACCGCGGCCCCGACCGCGAACATCGGCGACGTCCTGACGGGCTGGAACGATTTCGTCAACGGCGCGACCTTCAGCATCCCCAACGGCAAGAAAGTGACCGTGGCCATGGTCAACGTTTCGACGTACAAGGTCGTCGGCAACGGCAACGCCACCGTGGTCAGCAAGGTTTCCTGACCGAACCGAATACCAAACCAAAGCGGGCCGATCCGTCGGCCCGCTTATTTTTCTATTTTTGAAAGGAGCATCCGACAATGGCTTACACGATCACCCGAAAGAACCGACTGAAAGAAGAACTCCAGCTTTGCCACGCCGACGGGACGCTGGCGCTCACCGCTACCGTAGACATCAACGTCGACGAAATCGGCCAGCGGGTCAGCAAGGCATACGAAACGCTGGGCATGGCTCAGAATGAGCTGGAGAAGGCCCCGACAAGTGCCGAAGCGATGACCGCATACGGCGACGCCGTTATAGCGGTCTTTAACGTGATTTTCGGGGAAGAGGACACGCAGAACATCCTGCTGTTCTACGAAGGCAATTATTCCGAAATGCTTCTCGACATATTCCCGTTCATCAACGACGAAATCATGCCGAAAATCCGCGAAGCCAGCGCGGCGCGGAAGAATCAGCTTCTTGACCTTGCCAACAAATCCAAGGGCAAGCGCGGCATTTTCGGGAAATGAATATTTATGATCCCTACCCGACAACGGTGGAGATCGACGGCAAAACCATTCGGCTTGATTTGGATTTGGCCACCGTCCTGCGGGTCATCGACGCGCAGGACGACCCAGCGCTGACGACAGCCGACAGGCTAGAGCTTCAAGCGCGGCTTTTGCTGGCCGACGGGGAATCATGCCCCGAAAGCCCCGCGGAACAGGCGAAGATAATCGCCGCCGCGATGGAACTTTTGCCCGCCGCGGAGAAATCCACGGAACCGCGCTATTTGGATTTCCATCAGGACGCGGCGCTTATTCGGTCGGGCTTTATGCGGGCATACGGCATCGACCTGACGCGGGACGCGGTGCATATTTGCCAGTTTCTTGAATTGCTGGCCGACCTTCCCGCGGATTGTGCGCTTATGCGAACGATCGACATCAGACGCAAGCCCATCCCGAAGCAGACAAAAGAGAACGCGGAACAAGTCGCCGAATTGATGAAGCTGAAGGCAAAAGTCGCCATCAAGTATTCCGAAGAAGAACGCCGCCAGCGTTTCGCAGAATCATTGAAGAATTCCACCGCATTGAAGGGGTGAACCCATGGGCGAAGACGGAAAAGTCATATATAAAGTCGTAATCGACGACAACGGCGTCGAAAGCGAATCGGAAGCCGCTGGCCGCAAAGCTGGCGACGGCGTTGAAAAGGGCGCGTCCCGCGGCGCGGGTGCGTTCAAGCAGATGATGATCGGCGCGGCGCGGGAAATCGGTGCCGCGTTCGTTCGCATGGCACAGGAAGCCGTCAAGGGCGTGGAGCAGATCGCCAAAGCGGGCATCGAATTCAACGCCAAAATGGAACAGTATCAAACGGGCCTGACCACCCTGCTGGGGTCGGAAAAGGAAGCCGCCGCCGTCATGGAACAGATTCGGAAAGACGCGGCGCGAACCCCGTTTGACGTCGATTCCCTGACGCAAGCGAACCAAATGCTCATTTCCACGGGCATGAGCGCAGACAAAGCCCGCGACGACGTTCTGAACCTTGCCAACGCCATCGCGGCGACGGGCGGCGGGTCTGCCGAACTGTCCCGCATGGCGTCGAATATGCAACAGATAAAGAACGTCGGCAAGGCAACCGCCATGGACATCCGACAGTTTGCCATGGCTGGCATCAACATATATCAGCTTTTGGCCGACGCGACGGGCAAAACGACAGAGCAAGTCAAAGATATGGAAGTATCTTACGACTTGCTGTCGAAAGCCCTTGCCAAAGCCGCGGAAGAAGGCGGCGCTTATTACGGCGCTATGGAAGCGCAAGCGGAAACCTTCAACGGGCGTTTATCCACATTAAAGGACAACGCCATCCAACTGGCTGGAACGCTGACGCAAGACCTTTTCGCGAAACTGTCGAATGAAGGCTTGCCCATGGTGGCGAACTGGGTCGGGGAACTGCTTCAGGCCGCGCAGGAAAACGGGATAAAGGGCGCGATAGAAGCCGCCCACGGCATTTTGTCGTCGCTTTGGGACGCGTTCATGGACGGCTTGCCGCAGATGATCGACGCGGGCCTGAAAACCCTGACGGGCTTTTTGAACGGGATCGCGGACAATCTGCCGAAAGTGAACGAAACCGTCCTGCAAATCATTATGGTGATTTTGGACGCCATAATCGCAAACCTTCCCGACATTATCGCCGCGGGCCTTCGGGTGCTGTCCGCGTTCATTAATGGGCTGATTCAGGCCATGCCGCAGATAATTCCCGCCGTCATTCAGATTATGACGGCGCTGGTCGAAGGCTTGCTCGACTATATCCCCGAACTTGTCCAGCTCGGAATGAAGTTGCTGGCCGCGATCGCGGTCGGCATCATTCAGGCGCTCCCGCAACTGTGGGAAGCGATAAAGCGCATCGCGTCCGACATCTTCACGCTTTGGGGCTGGATCGACTGGGCGTCTATCGGTCGGAACCTTGTTCAAGGCATATGGAACGGCATCGTTTCGCTTTGGAATGAACTGGTTACGCGGGTGCGGAACAGCATCAACAACCTTGTCCGCGAAATACAGAACGCGCTGGGCATTCATTCCCCGTCCACGGTCTTCGCGTATATCGGCAAAATGTCCGTCGAAGGCATGGAAGAAGGCTTTGAAGACGGCGAAAAAGACCTGAACGCCACGGTGAAGCATCTGTATTCGGGCATGATCCAAGCCGCTTCCGTAACGGGGAACGGCGACCTTGAACGGGCCGTCAGCAATAATATCAGCATATCGGGAACCGCGGGCGCGGCGACGATCGTGGTTCCGCTGTCAATCGACGGGCGCGAAGTGGCCCGCGCTACGGCGTGGAACATGGGCGAACAACTGGCGTGGGAGGAAATGTAAATGCCGCTTTATTACGATATGACCATCAACGGGAAACCGCTGGCCAATTTCGGCGGCGCTTCCCTTCAGGATTACACCGTTTCCGCGCCCGCCATCACGACACACGACTTTCAGGGCATCAACCGAACATCGTGGCGGCTGTTAAAACAGGAATTCGGGCGGCGAACCATAGACATCGGGATCGTCTTCAAAGGCATCGACCTTGAAACGGCGCGGCTCCAAATGTCGGCGTTCAACGCCGAATGCTGGGGCCGCGTTTCCATTGCCCTGCCTGACGGCTTCATATACGATTGCCGAATCGACAACATGGGGGAAGCGGTCATCGCTGGCGACGACGGCGGCGACACAGCCGCGCAGATTCAGGCCCGTTACAAATTCGTCGGCCAGCAGACGAAGCCGCTGGAAACCGTCACGATCCCAGCGGGCGGCGGGACGCTTCTCTGCAAATCCACCATGCCGCTGACCGATTGCCGCCTGACCACGACGGTCGGCGCGAACGCGTCTTCGTATTCTTTCGGCGGTGCGCTGTGGGCAAACGTTCAGGCGGGCGACGTGCTGGTCTTTGACGGCATCGACGGGCTTATTCTGCGGAACGGCGTGAACGACGCCACGAACGTGAGCTGGACGGTCTTTCCGTCGCTGACGGCTGGCTTGAACACCATAACCGCCACGGACGCCGTGACCGTCGAATATTTCCCGACGTTCATCTGACGGGGGCTTGCTATGCTTACGATCCTGACCGAAGCGGGAGCCATCCCGCTCCACATAGACGATTATTATATCCGACAGCTTTATTCGGGATATGACGAACTGATTTTCGGCATAGACATATACGACCCCGAATACCAGCTCATACAAGAGGAAAGCGTCATCCGCGAAGAATCCGACGATCCTGCGCTTTATTTGGTCAAGGCCATCGACGGCGGCGGGACGACCGCGCAGATAAAATGCCAAATCGACCTTGACGCGTGGAAGACCACCCTTTCCGTCGGATACGACAGCGGAAGCCACACGGTCGGCGACATCGCCCGCGCCGTCAGTCCGACAGGCTGGACGGTCGCAGACGCTTCGGGCAAGGCATTTTCGAGGACGATCGCGCTGGCTGGGGCCACGCCGCTGGACGTTCTCGAAGCCTGTCGAAACGCGTTCGACGTGACCTTCCGATTCGACAACGTGCGGAAAATCGTCCGCATCATCGACCCCGAAAGTTATCTGCCGCTGGGCGCGTTCATGACCCGCGATTTGAACCTAACCGAAATAAACTACAAGGGCAAATCGACGGATTTCGCCACGCGGCTTTACGCCGTCGGCAAAGACGGCATGACCTTCGCCGACATAAACGACGGGAAGGCATACGTCGAAAACCACGATTATTCCGAACGCGTCGTCTGCGCTTACTGGCAGGACGAACGATACACCGTGAAGGAAAATCTGCTGGCCGACGCGCAGAACAAAATCGACGAACTGGCGAAGCCGCAACGGTCGTATGACTGTGCGATCGTTGACCTTGCCGCGACAGACCCCGACAAATACGGCTTTCAGGATTTCAGCCTGTTCGCCGTCGTGACGCTCATCGACACGAACCGCAACGCGGGCAAGGTGAACCATCAGGTCGTGGAAGTGCGGAAATACCCGCATCTTCCCGCGAAGAACTCCGTCACGCTGTCCACGATCCCCCCGCGCATACAATCGCAAGTACGGCAAATCATATACGACATGACGAACCCGAACAGCGATTACCAAAGCGCCCTGATGGCCGCACAGCTTCAGGCGACCGCGGACATTCTCGGCGCGAAAGGCGGCGCGGTGCGCTTGCTGGACACCGACGGCGACGATTTCCCCGATACTCTGTACATCGCCGACGATCCCGACCCGTCGCAAGCCACATATGTGTGGCGGTTCAATTACGCTGGTTGGGGCGCTTCCGTAAACGGCTTCGGCGGCCCGTTCATTCTTGCCGCGACCATAAATTCGGGCATTGTCGCCGAATTCATCACGGCAGGGTATTTGAGCGCTGACCGCATCGAAGCCAATTCTCTCGGCGTTTCCAAACTGACGGGAACCATCAAAGGCGGCATCAGCAATTCATGGATTCTCGACCTTGAGAATGGAACCCTGACCATCGGGAATATCAGCGCAAATAACATCACCGCGGGGACAATGCTGGCCGACCGCATCAAGGGCGGGACGCTGACGCTTGGCGGCGAAGACAACATCGACGGAACCATAAGAATAAACGGGTCGTGGGTTTTGAACGATTCGCTTATCGGCGAATGGTATCTGTTCCTGTCTGCGACGGGCCTGTATTCATACGACATCGGGACGGATTCGCGGGTTTTCCAGCTTGGCGTCGGTTATTTCGTTGACGTAGACCCGCACATTCCATATGCGGACGTCAGCTTTTGGAACAGGCTGGTTATAAATTCTGCATCCGAAAACGAAATCCTCATAACATATGACACCGTAGGAACTCCGCATTACAGCGGCGCGTATTCCCGTTTTTGGAATCGCGCCGATTTCGTTTATTTCAGCGGAACCGAAGGCGTTTACATCATGGGGCCGCTGACCGTCGCGGGGACAAAAAGCAGGATCGCGGAAACGGAAGATTACGGCGACCGCCTTTTGTACGCCTACGAAATGCCCGCGCCCATGTTTGGCGATTGCGGGGAAGGTGAAATCGGCGAAGACGGCGCCGCGTATGTTTGGCTCGACCCGATCTTCGCGGAAACCATCTCGACGGATCAATATCAGGTGTTTTTACAGAAATACGGGGAAGGCGACCTTTACGTCGCCGAACGGAACGCGGCCTGTTTCATCGTCAGGGGAACGGCTGGGCTGGCTTTCGGCTGGGAACTGAAGGCGAAACAAGCCGATTTCGACCAGCGCCGTCTTGATACCAAAATTGAAGGGCGGTCGGGGCCGCTGACGGATTACGCCGCGGACGCCGCCGATTATTTACAGACTTTGAACGAAGGGAGAACCAGCATATGAAGACCGTTACAAGCGCGACCGTTTTCCATGACGCCGTGGGGCTTCGCATTTCGATGACCTATTCCGAAATCGACGAAACCACGGGCAAGGTCATCGCCGACAACAAGCGGCTCGACCGCATCATCACCGACGCCACGGCGCGATCCGAAGCCGAAGCGCTTCTCGCATACGCGCAGACCTTTATCGACGCGGGGGAATAAGAAATGCAAAGCATCACGCATTTGGCGCTTGACGTTCAAAGCCCAAGCGCCCCGATCGTCGCCGCCGCCAAACAGAACGACACGCTGGGCCGCGCCATCGCGGCCAGCCTGTTCGACGGGGCGGCGGCTTTTTATCCCGATTCCGCGCTGGCTGTCATCAGATACCGCAAGCCCGACGGAACCGCGGGATTTTACGACACGCTGGAAGATGACGTCACGCCCGCGTATTCCATCAGCGGGAACGTCATAACCTTCACGCTGGCAGAACAAATGCTGACCGTGGCGGGCGACGTGCTGGTGGACGTGAATTTTTACAACGGCGACGGTGAAAAAGTCACCGCGTTTACGTTCCTGCTTCGCGTTCAGGCTGACGTGCTGGACGACGCCACCATCATCAGCTCGGATTATTACAACGTTCTGACCGCCACGCTGGCCGAAGCCGCCGCGATCGCCGCGAACCTTCCCGCTCCATCCAGCGACACCCCTGCCCCTGACAGCGCAAGCGGAAGCGCGGGAACGGGCAACGGATTCGCCCGCGGGAATCATTCGCATCCCATTAACGTGGCCACCAGCGGAACCCCTGCGGATTTGGGAACAGCCGCCCGCGGTTCATCTGCGTACTATGCGCGGTTCGACCACGTTCACAAAAAACCGACCGCAGACGATTTGTCCGTTGTGGACATTATGTGCGGTACGGAACTGACAGACGGTACAAATCTGAACAATCTTGGTTTCGGCGTTTACCATTGTCAGACAGCGGCAACTGCCGCAACTCTCGTCAATTCTCCATCGTCAAACAACGGGTTTAGGCTCGAAGTCAAACAAACCATAGAATCATCGTCAAGAATTACCCAAATCGCATATCTGAATGATGTCCAACGGATATATTACCGCAACCTAACGAGCGTTGGGTGGACAAGCTGGATTCTGCTGGCGGGGACGGTTACTGACACCCCCACTATGGCGCAGAACATGGGGACTCTGTCAACGGGGTCAATTCGCAAGAGCGGCAACGTCGTTCATCTGAATATGTTTGTCACGGGAACCACAATCAGCACAACCGAAGCGAACCTTGCCACGATTCCGAGCGAGTATTACCCACCGACAAGCGTGTATGGGGCCGCAGTTATCGGCGTTGGCCCCGATGTGGCCTACATTCAAGTAACAACGGCAGGGAATGTCCAAATCCGTGGCGGGTCAGCAGTTTCGTCAACAAACATCCGACTTGGGATGACATGGATTATCCCATAAAGGCGGCGCGGAATGACAGACGTCGAAAGAATCATAGAGCTGGCGCGGAAGCAGATCGGCGTCAGCGAACAGCCCGCGGGAAGCAATAATGTCAAGTACAACACCGATTATTATGGCCACCACGTCGAAGGCGGCGTTTATGCTTGGTGTTGCGTCTTCATTTGGTGGTTATTCGATTTCTACCATCTGAACAGCGAATTTTGCGGCGGCACGAAAACGGCCTATTGCCCGTTCGTCGTCAACTGGGCGAAGAACAACGGCGCGTGGATCACCGACCCGTCGAAATTCCAGCGCGGCGATTTGTTCCTTTACGATTGGAACGGCGACAACGTGGCCGACCACATCGGCCTTTGCGTGAGCTGGAGCGGTGCTTCGGGTCAGGCCATCGAAGGGAACTGCGGCGACGCTGTGACGCTCATAACGCGCTCCGTGGGGCAAATCATGGGCGCGTATCGCCCAGCATACCGAAACACCGAAATCCCCGCAGAAACGCCCACAGGCCCCGCAGAAAGCGCGTCAGACGACAACCCTAACGAATACACCGTGAAACAGGGCGATTCGCTGTGGCTGATTGCCACGCTCCACGGGACGACCTATCAGGAATTGGCGCGGATCAATGACATCGCGCCGCCGTACATCATCCACGCGGGGCAGAAAATAAAGCTCCGCGAAACGCCCGCCGAACCCGCGCCGACCACACCCGTTTCCCCGTCGAAGCCCAGCTATACCGACGAAATTTACGTCGTCCGTCCGCTGGATACGCTGTGGGGCATCGCGCAAGAGAAATACGGGAACGGCTGGCGCTGGCCCGCCATCGCGGAAGCCAACGGCATCCAACCGCCCTATATAATCCATGCGGGGCAGACGCTCCGCATTCCGAAGGGTGGTGATTAACAATGCAGATAACACTTTCATGGCAGACGATAATCACCGCCGCCGCAATCGTCGGGGCCTTTGTGGCGCTGGTGCAGTATCTTCGGAAGCTGTTTGGCTGGTTCAATCGGCAGGAACAGCAGGACAAAGACATCAAGCTGATTAAAGAAGAACAGAGCATTTTGGTGCTGGGTGTGCTGGCCTGTCTGCGCGGCCTTGCCGAACAGGGCGTGGACGGCCCCGTGACCGAAGGGATCGCGAAGCTGGAAGCGCATCTGAACGCCCGCGCCCACCAAAGTTAAAGGGGAAAGGAAATGAAGGATTTTATGCAAGCCTTTTTCGCCATGTACGGAATGCCGATTCTTTATGCCGTCATCACCGCCGCCGCGGGAGCCGCCGCGACGTGGATCGGGAAGGCATATAACAAATGGGTCAACAGCCGCGAGAAACGCGCCGTCGCGAAGACCGTGGTCATGGCGACCGAACAGATATACAAAGACCTTCACGGCGAAGAAAAGTATAACAAGGCCCTTCAGGCCCTTGCCGAAATGCTGGCCCAAAAGGGCATACCCGTCACCGAACTGGAAGCGCGTATGTTGATAGAAGCCGCCGTCGGCGAATTCAATCGGGTGTTTGACGAAACCGTCGAACCGCTCCCCGACGTTTCCGACGTGCTGGAATAATCCGCGCTATTACTAAACGGTTACTAAACGAAGCAGAAAAAACCCAGTAAAATCAATGCTTTTCCGTTGAATGGCATTCAAGAGGTCAGCGGTTCGATCCCGCTTATCTCCACCAAAGAAAAGCCCGCAAATGCTTGAAAAATCAAGTGTTTGCGGGTTTTTTCATTTTCTGCGGAAATACAGTAAAAAACAGTAAAATACAGCCCTATTACTAATACGGTTACTAACGATTATATGGCGTCCGTGATGGCCCGAAGGTCGGACAAATCCACGTCCTGATAATGCCGCAACATCTCCGCGCTGGCGTGGCCGATTAGGGCTTGCTTATCCTTATCCGAACCCGCCGCCCGTTTCATCAGCGTGGCGAACGTATGGCGGCAGGAATGCGGGGTGATTCGGTGGCGCTGAAGCCCGCCCGCGATCGTGACCATGGGGTTTTCGATCCCGACCGCTTCCAGCGTCGGATAAAAGACCGATTCCGTCCACGCCTTCAGCGCCCACGCGTTCCCGCTTGGGTCTTTGATTAAAGGCCCGTCAGACGCGCCCAAACGCGCCACAACGGCCTTTATCTTTGGGGACAGGGTAACAATGCGGCCCCGCCCCGCGTCCGTCTTCGCGCCGCCTGTGAGTGTTTCCGCGGCGGCGTCATAATCGGACGCCTTCAGCGCGAGAAATTCCGACGGACGAAACCCCGTGTAAATCAGCACCATGATTTCGTCGGCATGGGGGACGGTGCCGACGGCCTTGCTGATTTTCTCCAGCTCCACGTCCGTCAGGGCGTTGCGATGGGCCGAACCTTCGCCCGATACCGACAGGAACGGGGCAAGATTCAGATTGTCGGGGATCATGTGCCGCGGGATTCCGTATTTGTACATCAGCCCCGCCAGCGCCTTCATGTTCTGACGGGTGCGCTTCCCCGCTGGACAACTGTCAAGGCATTCTTGCAGATCGTCCACGTCAATGTCCGCGACACGAAGACAATGGACGGGCGCGAAATGCTTATACGCCGCCTTGTAACAGTTTATCGTTTCCGCGCCCGCCCTATGGGTCGGAAGCCACGCCTTGTAAAGCTCGACGAAAGTCGGGCTTTTTTTCGTTTTCGGGCCGTTCTTCAGCTCACCCAGCGCCGCCACCGCGTCGCGCTTCTTGTCGAACGTCTTGGAGCGCGTCAGGCGGTGCCGCTTGCCGTCTTCCGACGTGAAGTATCCAAGCGTGACCTGTGCCATATATTTCCCGCTGGGCGTCTTGAAAACGGTTCCTTGACCGTTCCCGCGCTTTTTAGTTGACCCATAGTTGACTGCGGCCTTCCCGCACATCGGGCAGAATTTCGCGCCTTCGGGGATCGCCGCCCCGCATTTCCTGCAATTCATAACTTGCTTCCTATTTGCTTAAAACTTGCTTAAAACTTGCTTAAACTTGCACCAAACTTGCACATCGTTTCCGAAACTTGCACATTTAAGGCCGATTTTTGCGAGAATTTCGCAAATTTTGCCTTTTAATTAAAAAATATGTCCGTTTGCTTTAATTATTTGCCCGTTTTGGGAATTTAATTAAAGCGCGTTTTACCACGCCGCCGTGGGGCCGTCGCCCTGCGGCGGCTTTTTTGCGTTTATGACCTTCCCGAAGCACACGACGGAATCCTGTGAGCTGACGGGAATGATTCGGTTCGCGCCAGCTTCGGCGGGGTTGGTTCCTGTCAGATGGAGAACCCCGCGGCGGTCAATATGCCAGCGCTTTATGAGTACGTCGCCGCTGACGTTGAAGACGCCGACGTCGTAATCGCCCAACGGAGCGCCGCGCTTGACGTATGCCAAATCGCCCGCGTGAAGGCGCGGCTCCATGCTGTTCCCGCTGACCGTTATGCAAAAGTCGGCATCGGTCGGCGCGTCGTCGGGGAGCGGGATCATTTCAAAGTCTTCGCCTTCCACGGGATTAACCCAGCCAGCCGCCGCTGGAATGATGTAATGGAGAATCATGGGGCGCGGTTCATCCACAGACGGCGCTGGAGCCGCCGCCATGCGTTCAAGCTCTGCGTCTATGACCAAATCGACCAACCGCTTCCCGTGGGCATCCAGCGCGTCATACGACGCTTCTAAAGCCGTCTTGCCGCCGTGGGCCGTTCCATGCGGATCGTCGGTCATCCCCAGCAGATAATCGACCGTGACGCCGTAACGGTCGGCCACGTCGATCCAAAATTGCGTCTTAGGTTCGCGGACGCCTGTTTCGTAATTGGAATATGTCGTCTGCGGAATCCCAAAGATCGCCGCGAATTCGGATTGCTTCAGGTCAAGAGATTCCCGAAGCGCTTTCAGGTTGTTCATAATGCAACACCCCCACGGTACACAATACACAACGGTTTGCGTTGCGTCAACAACGATCTTCCCAAAATGTGAAAATAGTTGTTGACATACGCCGAAACATGGTATACAATGGCACCGTACCCCGAAATGGGGCAAATCTGAATCAGGAGCGTGACCCCCATGAAATACGGCACCGAACTTATCGAATCCCTTGAAGACGCTATCGCCCGCGATCGCGCCAGCATCGCCGACCGCTCCCAGCGGATCGCCGACGGCCTGACCGACATCGACGATTGCATGACCAGCCAGCGCAACGACGAACGCAACATCGCGAACGCGCAAGCGAAGATCGCGCTGATCCGCAACGGCGGCTGTGCGTGGTTCCCCGAATACGCCACGCTGGACGGGACGCTGGTCAGCGCCCGCTGGTGCGACACCCGCTTCGGTCGCAAGCTCCGCGTGGAAATGCCCGACGGCTCCGTCGTGTGGACGGCGGCGACCACCGCGAAGGGGTTGGCGAAAGTCGGCCTGAAGTCCGTCGAATGCAAGCGCCCCGCGTGGTTCAAATTCGGCACTGGTAGCGGCGGCGGTATGCTGGCGGTCTATACGGGGTCTTACGTCCTGATCCCCAGCGACGTCAACTACGCCACGGGCGAAGCCGCCAGCGCCGACCCCATCGAAATCCGCGACGCGGTGTAAGGGGGCGGCATGGACGACAAGCTGAAGCCCATCACGCGGAAACAGGCGAAGGCGATCGGGGAGCGAACGGGCTACCCCATCAGCGAAGGGGACGGGCGAACGTTCTACGCCACCAACGCCGACGAATCCGAAGTATGGGAGTACGACACCAAGGCGGCCCGCGATCGGGCCTGTCAGTAACCGACACGGGGCGGGCAACCGCCCCGCAACATAAAGAAGGGAGCAAAACACAATGGCAAAATTCGACAGCAACAACACCCAATGCGTCGGGTCGAACTATTTCGGCGACAGGGAGAAAGCCAAGGCCGACGAACTGCTGGCGGCTGGGTACTGGGTCTGCTTCGTGGCCAACTGCATCGGCCACACGCGGGCCGCCATGTATGAGCGCGACGGCGAACGCTATGTCCGCGGGAAGTACGGCGACGACGCCATCGACACCCACAGGAGCGAATACGGGACGTGGTACTTTCGGCTCCGCGCCGTCAAGGGGGCCTGACCATGTGGGATTTGATCGTGTGGCTGTTCATCCTGTGGCGGGAAGGGGGTGAACCCGTATGAAATGCCCCGAATGCGGAAGCACGACCGTTCAGGAACTCGGCACG